TTCTGCTATCAAGGAAGCTCTTAAGCGAAAGATTGATGACCTCAATAATCTTGAAGGTACTAAATATCTTTATGGTCGTCCTGAAAATCTCGAAGAATATCTTATGTATCGTCATTGTCTTCTTTATAATGATGTTGCTAAGGATATGGCTTTTATTAATTCTGACCCTCAAATTCGTTTTTATTTCCGTGATGATAAGAAGGAAAGCGAGCGTATGTCTAAGCATCGTGAACAGATTAATAAAGCTAAGGCCAATTACTTAACTTGTCTCAATGATGATGAACTGTTTAATGCAGTATTTATTCAATATTGTGTTAATACTGGTTTACCTGTCATTACTACTTTGAACC